GGTCGCGCTAGGGCCCGTACCCGTGATTGCCGCATAGCAGCCAGTGGCAAAGTCGATACATAGCGTAAATGCGTCGTTGCCGTTGGTCGGCGCCGCCAGTTTGAGTAGCACAGTTCCGGATGCCTGATTCGTATTGTCGTAGAGCGTCAGCGTCGCGGCATCGCTGCCCGCCGCCAGATGTGCGCCATATAGAGTGCCCTCTGTGGCGCTCACAGCGCCATTCGTCGAGATGGTTTTACTCGCCGTTCTGCTCATCCGCGTCCTCTCTATCGTATTCTCGCAGCAGCGCCTGCAAAGTCGATACCGCGCCGCATAATTGGTGGTACATCTGTGCCGCTTTTTCGCGCTTCTGAATCTGCTGTTCTAATAGGCGTTCAATCTCTTTCCTCTCCACAATCTGCCCTCCTGCTGGTGTGGGGCAGACTAGACGCCTGCCCCACGGCTATGTCTAACTGTTCGCCCACAACGGGAGCCGATAGGTCGTGCCCGCGACGTCGACTTTGAGATATTTTTGCCCCTCACAGAACGCTGGCGTGCCGTCTGTCGCCCAGGCCGTCCCTGCGGTCGTGCCGCTGTAGGACCCTGCGCCCGCGATTTTGAGCACACTGACGTCAGCAGGCCCGGTCAACACTAACTGATCCTCGCTTTCATCCCATAGGAACGAACAACCTTCAGTGGCGCTGTAGAGCGTCACGTCATGGCCAGTACCGTTCGTACCAACGGTCAGCGTGCCCGTAAATGTCGTGTTGATTACGTGCGAGGCTGCGCCGACGTTGAATCCGGCACTCGCTCCCGTCGCCGCCATATCCAGATCGGTCGTATCCCAGCGAATCGTCACGTCGCCGGTAGCGCCCGAACCCGTGCCGAAGACCAGATAATCGTTGTCTTTGATCTGTATGTCTACGCCGGTCGTGTAGAGAAGGTTTGCACTGGCATCGAAATACAGATAGGATGCCCCATTCGCTTCGTTGCCGTAGATTTTGACGTCGAACGATTTCTGCGTCGCCGCACTATCGCCAATCTCAATGAGGCTATCATCTGCGGCCGCCGAGACCAGAAAATTCGTTCCATCCCACTCGATCACAACGTCGCTGCCACTACCGGCCGTGATGCTCTCACCATCGGCCAGCACGATATCTCCAGCCTCGATGGTAGCATCATTCACGGTGAGTGAGTCACACGTAAGCGCAGCAAAATCAGCGTCTTCGTTTTTGCGCGCTAGATACGTTGCTTGTGCCATTATACCCCTTTCGTGTCCTTCCCCGGAGGGCCAGGGTTAGCCCTCCGGGTCTGGCTCCAACCTATTAGAGAGTCACATTGTAGGAAATTGCAGACGCCTCGGTATCTCTGTAGACCAGTCCAAAACGCATCAGACAGACAATCTCAGTCGTGTCCGCCCGCGCGATCCTCTGGGTTTCCATCGTCATTCGCCGCCGCCAGCCGAACATCCACTGATCCCACCGCACTGCGAGGATTGCACCCGTGGTGTTATTGGTCGTGGTATCCTGATCGATGCAACCGCTCGTGTTCGCTTTCCGGTCCGCGCTCTTGTAGTGCATCTGCCAGGATGGTAGCAACTCATATCCCCAGATTTGGCGCAGCCGCCCGCCCTCTAGCGTCGCCTGTCGCCACACGTCCTGGGTTTTCACAGTGCTCAGTGCGAGTGCCTTCCAGTACGTGTTGGGATCGCAGATGAGCCCGACTCGGGCGATATCCGCCGCGCTCTTGCCCGCCGTACCGAGCAATTTCACCGTTTCGAGGAAATCCTCTTCAGTTAGAGTGCCCGCACTACGGCTATTGGCCGTATTGTCGATGAGCGGCAGTACGCGGAATCCATCGACCAGCAGAAACGCCTCTGTGCCCGCCGGTGTGCCAGCGATATCGTTGATATTGGTACTAGCACTCGTTGTGGTATCGCCGTCGATAACGACGTGCTCTAACTGTTCCGCGCCCGCACGCTGTAGCTGTTGACGCAGTTGCGGCACGAACGGTATCAGCGAATCCTCATTCAGTTCGCCGCTGAAGAGCACCCTGGCGCCCATCTTGCCGAGCGAGAGCGTTTTGTTCGCCGTCCCCATCTGGCTCGCGGTTACGGTCGCATCTGGGAGGCCAGTCGTGGTATCTGTGATGTCCGCCGCCTCAGAGACTTTGTAGAACGTCGGGTCAGTGCTTTCCAGTGGGATGACGATGCTGTCATGGCCGGGCGGGACTTCGACTTTGGGCAGTTTCTGCACGGCGAAAGTGCCCGTGCGGATCGACTCCCACAGCTGATTGCTATAGTAGACGCCCACCCATTCGTCACCGTAGTTGGATAAGTCGTGCTGCATGATCTCGTCAGATTTGATCTCGTGCCCGGCTTTCAGGCTCAGCGCGTGAAGCGCCTTCGTCGCCGGGCGCAGATCCATCTCCGGATCATACTGCTCGTTCTTGATCTCTGCCTCCGCCTTTACGGCCAGCGCGCGATATGCGTCCTCGCTCGGAGGATTGCAACCGCCGCGTCTGCTGTGCGCCTTGAGCGTACCAATCAGAAATGCTGTGTCGGCCGCATTGAGATTGTCATATCGATTCAACGTGCCATATTTAGTCTGGTAGGGCGCCTCGCCATCCAAGTAGGGAAGACGATTCGCTTTCTTCGCCTCTTCTTCCCACTCTGCGCGCGCCGCCTTTACGGCCTCTTCAGCCGCCGCCCTAAGCTCTTCAGCGCGCTTCGCCTCTGCTTCGGCCCGTTCCTTCTGTCGCTTCTCATATGCTTCCAGGGCGGCCTTTACGGCGTCATTTATCTGGGCCTTAATCTCTTTCTCGTCCATCGCTATCTCTCCACTATCGTTCTCAGATTGTTCGTCACCGCACGCCTCCGCCGTAGCCGCGGAATTATCCGCCTCTGGCTCAGCCTCTGGAGCCGCCTCTATATCGTCGGGCAATTGCAGCCCGGCTTCCTCATAAACCGCTTTCATCACGGGCAGCGCCACAGCATAGGCGTTCGCTGGCCGTCGCCCCTCGTCCGCATCGAATAGGCTCAATTCGCCAACCGGCCACTCGACAATGCGGCCATCCTCATCTTTGCGCACCAGATGCGCCAGCGCCCCGCTCGATGCCCGCGCAAGGCCACGCTTGGCCGCATCCCAGACACGCCGAGCAAATTCGTTTGTTTTGTCCAGGACGACGCGGAACCATACGCCGTCTGAACGACGCTCCCGCGCCACCGTTTTGCCGATATATTTGGGATCGCCGTCTGGCTGCCCGTCCGGTGTGAATCCGTGATAGTATACGACCGGCGGCAGTCCGTATTTATCCTCGTGGAAACGTGTTTCAGGCGTGAAATACTCCCCCTGAGCGTCACGGCCATTCTGGGGCCCGCCATACGGCAGCCCCAGCACCTCAAGCTCCCAATCCCCGAGTGCCTTCACGCGCGCTTGGGGCTCATGCACGTATAACGCCGCCACCTGTTTATTGGCCGCCGCGCGCGTCGGATGGCAGCCGAGCGTTTTGCCGAATGGTTTCCCATCGTCATCAATACGGTATACGCACCATTCGTCGTTTCTCTTAAATGCTTTCCACGGCATCGTCCGCTCTCTCCCATAAATACCAATCAATGTGTCGCCACTCTGGCTCTAGCGTGTATTCGCTGATATGCTGCGGCCAGATCTCGCGCCCAAACTCAACCTCACGCGGATTGGCTAGCAAATACCGCGTATGCGTTTGCAACCAATCGAGTAGAGGCTGAGGATCGCGCAGATGCTCGAGCACATCCATCGCTATTACACAATCGTATTCGCGGGTGAGCGCCTCGGCCTCATCGAGCGGCGTCGCTATCTCTACGCCGTGTCGGTCGAATCGCCACAGAGCGTAATCCCGCGTTGGCCCGTCTAGGTCATAATACGTCACGTCACAGCCCTGCTGCGCCGCGATAATGCTCCACTCCCCGATACCGCCGCCATAGTCTAGAATGCTATGCCAGTCGTATTTCTCAATAACGGCTCTTAGTACACGCCGCACGCCGTATTCAGTGCGTAGATGCCATAGCCATGCCAGTTCCCATGGCGCGTATTGGCATCGATTCCGCACCAACGTCTCTGGTTTACCCGTGTACTCGACCAATTCAGTGTAGAGGCTCACTCGCGGGCCTCCCAGAGAGCGCAGTAAAATCGCGGGTCAGTCCAAAGACCACCGTCTGCCCCCAAATAGCCGACCGCTGTCGCGAGCCCCCTCTCATCGTAATCTTCTTTGGCCATATACCACTGATGTCGATCATCTTCACCGAATACCCAATGCTTGCACGTCCCACAGCACTTCTCGTTCATTCTCGTAATGCCCTCCTCAAAGCGTCCTGAAATTTCCGCCTCACGTCCTTGGCTTTCGCCTTCACCGCCCCCTGTATCGTCCGCCACCCGCGAGCCGCGTGAAACCACGCCTGTTCGTCCTCATCTTGCACGAATGGCGCGTAACTCGCGTTATTGCCCACAGTCGCGCTGCGCCCGTCTGGGGCTATTCGCGTCGTCCAACGACGGCCTAGCGTCTCGCTAGTCTGTGAGCCGCCGATTGTGCCATCCTTGCGGGCCCAGCGCATACCATACCCACGCTCGTACCAACTATTGGCTGCTCGTCCCGTCGAGATAGAATATGCCGAATTGTATAGCCGCGGTTCGTTGGCGCTTGTCGTCTTAGGATATTCTGCAATCCAGGATTTTACATCACTAGCCGCAGCCGTCAGCGCGCTCCGAAAGTATGCCCCTTTGCCTAATCGCTCTAGTTTACGTCGTAGCCGCTCGTAACCCTCGATCTCGATATTGACGCTCACGCTATTTCACCCACTCGTGTGTCACCCAGCAACGGCATCGCGGATGGGCCGGAGGCCAGCCCACGGTCCAGCCCTCTGATTGTCGTTTGCCGTCGTTGGGCGCGCAGACGTTACAGACCAGGCTATCGCGGTTGGTGTGCCAGACGGGCTCTAACCGCATCCCCTGGGCCTGCGCCTCCTGGGCGACCAGCCGTTCACCCTCTGCGAATGCGCGTGTCACCTCAGTGACGGCAATCGCCTCTGCGCGCTGTCGGCTGAAATAGGGCTCTAGCGCACGCCGCAGATCGCCTATCGTGCGGCCCGGCTCCTCAATGTATCGCGCCACCTGTTTCTGAATCACGCGTTGTGTCGTATCAGTGATATTCCGGACCAGCCCGCCCGCATATTCTGAGGCCCAATCCGCCGCTCGTTCCGCCGCGAGCGTCCAATCTACGCCAACGCCCTGTCGCTCGATTATGCCGCCAGCGCTTTCACGTGCCAGGCGCTCAATTTCTGGGCGAATATCGGCCAGCATCTGCCCCTGCGCGCTCGCCCAGAATGCAGCGTCCAGGCGGTTTACGTCAGGCGGATCGCCCAATTTGCGCATCACCTCGTCCAATTGGTCGCCCAGCCGAGCGCGTAACAGACGAATCAACCTCCGTTCTGCGCTGTCCTTGGCCTCCGCGTTGGGATCAGTTAGACCATCCCGCGTGACGCGATCGGCCTTTATCAGAAAGGGCCGACAAACGCCGCTTTCACCTCCTGTTCGTTCGTCGCTGCGGCTAAACGGGCTCTAATGACACTGGTCACGTCCTCTGGTAAATGGTCCGGCGAGAATCGTGCGGCTTTGATCGCGCCATGTTTCACCGCATATCTGCGCCAGGTCCCTAATTCTGCTTTGCGCTTCTCTTCAATCTCATTCTCTGTAGGTGACGGCTCTGATTCTGTTTCACTCGATCCCAGCAGCACTTTTGCCACCTCAGCCGGCAGCAATTTGCCCCGGGCATCTCCGATAGGATCATCCCCATAATACTGCGCCCGAATCTCGTCTACCGTGTGGCTCTGCGCATAGACCTGCTGTTCCTGCAATACTATCTGGCGGTCGGTTATGCGAATGTCATCGAATTCCGCCACCAAATTCTCGCCGTATGTGGGCAATAGCGTGTGTGTGATAGCGCTAGAGATGGCGGCCATGTCGGCGTAAATCGAATCTGCGAGCGTTTTGCGCCCGGCCTCAGCGTTGGCTTCTGTCGCGTTTACGTCCAATACGGATGCCAGGCCCGGCGCAAAGAGTGCGAAGATCTCCTCCTTGTTAAACTGGCGCGCTTGCAAAAACTCCATGTCCCGCTGCGAGATTGTATTGGCGATCCATTGCACTCCGCCGGGTTTGGCGTTTTGCAACATCATGAGACCGCGCTTCGTGCCGCCGTATTCTTGTTTGAGTTGCTCTTTGAGTGCATCCCATTCAGCCGGTTGAAACGTATCCGCGAACGCCAGGACGCCGCTCGGCTTGGCGTTGTCGCGCGCGAAAAATCCGGTGTTCCATTTCTGCATCGCCTTGTCGCCAGTGGCCACGGTCGCAATCGCCTCGATGGGCGAGAGACCGACAAACAGACTGTTCTTGTCGCCAGTGGCCACGGTCGCAATCGCCTCGATGGGCGAGAGACCGACAAACAGACTGTTCGGATTGAATCGCCGCGAATGCAGGATTTCCCACGCCTCTAGCCGAATCTCTTGGCCGTCACCCGGATCGTATTGGTAATGGCCAACGCCCATGCGACCATCCGGCACTGGTCGAATCCTATCGCTAGGGATTGGCCATATCTCAGACGGCGGCGCATTCTCACTCGTACGATTCAACCACCAGTATGCGTTGCCGGTGAGAGCGCGATATGCCGCGAACGTATATAATAGCTCGAATCCGGTATCACGCGGATTGGGATTGTCGAGCAGCATTTCGAATGGGTGGTTATCAATATCC